GTGAAGAATTTGGTCGTGGCGGGACTAGAGTAGGCGCTATAAGGGCAAGACAGATAGTGGCAGGTGAAAATTTATCTGATGATACTATCAAAAGAATGTTTAGTTTTTTTAGCAGACATGAAGTTGATAAAAAAGCACAAGGGTTTAGACCTGGAGAAAAGGGCTATCCTTCAAAAGGACGGATAGCGTGGGCACTTTGGGGCGGAGATCCCGGGTTTAGCTGGTCAAGAAAACTTGTAAAACAAATGAAAAATAAAGACGAAAGACAAGTATCTGATAAAACAAAAACAGCTTTAGAAAATAAAGTAAAAGATCACAATGCAGATGTAAATAATGCTGCAAGTAAAAAAACAACCTTAGCTACTTTGATTAAAGTTTACGAAAGAGGAGAAGGAGCTTTTTATAGCTCCCCTGGATCCGTAAGACCAACAGTTAAAAACCCATCGCAATGGGCAATGGCTCGGGTGAACTCTTTCCTTTATGTTTTACGTAATGGAAAATTTAGAGGAGGGAAGCATGATACAGATCTTCTTCCTTCTTCGCATCCTTTATCAACCAAAAACAAAGAGGGTAAATCTATGGAATATAAAGAAGATAGACATATTCTCAACGTTGAAGAAACAGAAGATTCCTATATGGTATCTTTTGCTAAACATGAGGATATTAAAGAAACCATGGAAGAGGAAGACGAAATGTTGGAAGCTCGTCCTGGTTTGCATGATGATGAAAAGATAAGACAAGACGAAGATATTATTTATCGAGTTTTAGACTTATCTCGAGCTCATTATATTGATGAAGAAAAGAGAAGAGTACGTATCGGAGTTAGCTCCGAAGAACCTGTTGAAAGAGATTTTGGCATGGAAGTAATTTCTCACGAAATCGAAGATCTTGACACAAGCTTTATTGCTAGTGGCAGATCTCCGTTGCTTTTAGATCATGACATGACTAAACAAATTGGCGTGGTCGAAAGGTATGAAATTGATTCTGCAGAAAAAAGTGCAAAGGCAATTGTTCGCTTTGGTCGAAGTGAATTAGCAGAAGAAATATTTAAAGATGTCCAGGACGGAATAAGGTCAAATATTAGTGTTGGATATAAAATAAATGGAATGGTGCGCGTGCGCGGAGACGATAAAGAAAAGCCCATGTACAGAGTTAAAACAACGCCGTTAGAGGTTTCAATTGTTTCTGTACCAGCGGATCAAAGTCAAAGCGTAGGAGTCGGCCGTTCTGAAGATAAACAATCTACTATAAAGGTAAAAACAATGACTGAAGAAGTTAAACAAGAAATAAACCTTGACGAAGTAAGAAAACAATCTGCTGAAGAAGCTAAAGCTGAATTTGTAAAAAACTCTAAAGAGATTATGGATTTAGCTGCTAAACACAATAGAAGGGATCTTGCGGACAAGGCTATTCAAGATGGTGTTTCAGTTGAAGAGTTTAGAGGAGTTTTATTAGATAACATTGCTACTGATAAACCACTTGAAACTGCTGAAATTGGAATGTCTAAAAAAGAAGTGCGTCAGTTTTCAATTATGAAAGCTTTAAATGCTTTAGCTAACCCTACAGATAGAGCAGCACAAAGAGCAGCTGAATTTGAATTTGCATGTTCAGAAGAAGCAGCTAAACACTATGGCAGAACTGCACAAGGAATAATGCTTCCTCCTGAAATTCTAAATAATTGGAATACTAGGGATTTAAATGCTTCTGATGATGCTGGCTTAATTGGCCAAGATTTCAGAGCAGGAAGTTTCATAGATGCATTACGTAATGCATCTGCTGTTATGCCTTTGGCTACTAACCTAAATGGGCTTTCAGGCGATGTAAAAATCCCTAAAAAAACTGCGGCCGCATCAGCTGCATTTATTAGTTCAGAAGGTGGAGCCGCCGGTGAAAGCGAAATGACTATTGGCTCTGTCACTATGTCTCCTAAAACTTGCGGAGTTTTTACAGACGTCACAAGGCAGCTTATGCTTCAATCGTCTTTAGACGTTGAAAATTTAATTCGTGATGATCTTGCTAAGTCAATGGCAATTGCTATTGATGATGCAGCTTTAGAAGGCAGTGGTTCTTCTGGAAATCCCCGCGGAATTACAAATACTACAGGCATAAACACTGTTTCTTTATCATCAGCTGCAGCTCCAACGTTTGCAGAAATGGTAAGCATTGAAACAGCTGTTGCTGTAGATAATGCGTTAGTAGGTGATTTAGCTTATATCATTAACCCGACTAATTTCGGAACTTTAAAAACTACTGCTAAAGATTCTGGAAGCGGTATGTTTGTGGCCGAAAACGGACAAGTTAACGGTTATCCGGTCGTGGTATCAGCTCAATTAACTGCTAATAATTATGTATTCGGAAACTTCAATGACCTTTTGATAGGATTTTTTGGAGGATTAGATCTCACTGTTGATCCGTATACTAACAGTTCATCTGGTAGTGTAAGAATTGTTGCATTGCAATCAGTCGATGTAGCAGTACGTCATGCAGTGTCTTTCTGTAATGCAAGCTAATAAATGGCTTTAAGTACCGAAAAAGCGGCAGGTCTAGTATCTGCCGCCTTTTCAAAACAAGAGGAAAAAATGAAATATTTAATTCTTAAAGATACAGTTGCAAATGGCGGAAAAGTTTCTGCAGGCGATACTATTGAGCTTGATCTTGATCAAGGAAATATACTCGTTGGACTTGGCAAAGCAGAACTTGTAGAAGGCAAAGCAGCTGATAAAAAAGATAGAAGCGTTGGACTAGAAAAATCAGAAGCTCCAAAAATTACTAAAAGAAAAGGTAAATAATGGCTTTAGAATTCGATGCTGATTTTGACAGTTATTTCGATGATTCTTACGGGCACGGCGTACAAGCTACTTATACTCCATCAGGTAGCTCTGCATCAACAATTAAGGTTATTCTTGAAGATGAATATTTATCAGTTGATGGGCTAACAGTCGGAGTTGAAGGAAGTACGCCTGTTGCCTATTGCAAAACTAAAGATGTATCATCAGCAAGTCATGGCGACACTTTAGCTTTTGCTGCTATTACTGATCTTGATGGAAATACTTTAAAAGCTGCAAAAACGTATGCTGTTATAAATGTTCAGCCTGATAATACAGGAATAACAGTTTTAATTTTACAAGAGCAATAATGGCAAATCACATAAGACAGCAAATCCGGGAAAGAGTTGGTACAACCTTAACAGGCTTATCAACAACAGGATCAAACGCTTTTCAAAGCAGAGTTTACAATTTAGAAGATTCTAAATTGCCTGCTTTAATAATTTATACAAAAAACGAAGATTCTCAATTACTAGAAATGGGTTCATCAAGAACTTTGCTTAGGGACCTATCTCTAGTTATTGAAGCTTATGTAAAAGCAAATAGTAATTATGATGATACTATTGACACTATTGCAAAAGAAGTTGAAGCAGCTATGGCCGCTGATACTACTCATAATTCTTTAGCAAAAGATAGCTTTTTAAGCTCAAGCGAAATTAACTATAATGGCGATGGTGAACAACCAATAGCTGTTTTAAGTTTGGTGTATAATATTACTTATTTAACAACAGAAGCAGCTGCAGATGTAGCTTTGTGAGGTTTTTATGAAAGATAAGAATTTAATGATTTCTCCTGATGGCAAAACAGAAATATCTGTTTTTGATCATGATGTTGAAAACTTAAAAGCAAACGGGTGGACCCTCAAAGGAGAGTCTAAAATTAAAACTAAATCTAAAGAGGACTTATAATGGCAGTTTTTAGTGGTAAAGCTGGAGTTGTGCAAACTGGCAGTAATGCTTTAGCAGAAGTAAGATCTTATAGTATTACTCAAACAGGTGACACTACAGAATCTACTTCAATGGGCGATTCAGCAAAAACTTTTGAAGCAACGCAAACAGAGTTTAACGGATCTATTGATCTTTATTTTGATGATACAGATACAAACGGGCAAGTTTCCCTTACAATCGGTTCATCATTTACAATGAATCTTGGCCCCGAAGGATCAGGTTCAGGATCTTATAAATTATCCGGGACTGGTATTGTGACTGAAAAAACAATTACAGCTACGCATGACGGACTAGTTGAAATGACTATTGCATTTCAAGGAACTGGAGCATTAACTATTGGCACTTACTCATAATGGGTAAAGCTATTGACAATGTAGTTGCGCATTTTGACGCACAAGAAACTATTTCTTTTGAAGTGGCTGAATGGGGCGATGAAAATGGCCCTTTGGTAATTTATTGCAAGCCTTTAACTCTGCAAGAATCAAAAAAACTTTATGCAATGAGTAATAATATTGATCTTGAGGTTATGCTTTATTCGATAATTACTAAAGCTTTAGATGCTGATGGAAATAAATTATTTACAATAGCTGATAAAGATAAATTATTAAATAATGCAGATGTAAGCGTTTTAGCAGAAGTTTCAGCAAAAATTTTAGGCACAACTAATCAAGAAGAAGCTTCTTTAAAATAAAAACCGAGCCAGATCTTTTTGCGAAATTTTCTCTGGCGGATAGGCTCGGGAAAAGCGTCAGAGAAATAGACCTCATGACTGTTGATGAATTTGTTTATTGGATAGCTTATATCGAAAGAAAAAACGAATTAGAAAAAGAACATGGCTCTAGGTAAAAGTACATATCAAATTGTTTTAGAAACAAATCTTAAAAGTAATAATGCTTTTAAGAATGTTAATAAAAACGTTGATCAAATAAATAACAAGCTAAAAACTTTAAGAAATACGCTTGTTGCAGCTTTTGGTATTAGAGAGTTAGTTAGAGCTTCAGATCAGTTTACAAATCTTAATAATAAATTAGCTGCTTTAACAGGATCAACAGAACTAGCTGCGCAAGGTTTTAATCATGTTCTTGAAATTTCAAGAGCGGCCCGAGCAGATTTAGAATCTACTGGAGATTTATTTGCAAAAATAACTTTTGCTACTCAAGAAATGGGCTTATCTCTTGATGATGTTGCAAAAGCTACTCAAACTGTTGCAAATACTTTTGCAATTGCAGGAGCTGATACAATTGCAACAGCAAATGCTTCAAGGCAATTAGCACAAGGTTTAGCGTCCGGGACCTTAAGAGGTGACGAGCTAAATTCAGTTATGGAGCAAAATGAAATTCTTGCACACTTATTAGCAAAAGGGCTTGGTGTCACTGTTGGAAAACTAAGAGACATGGGAGCGGCCGGACAAATTACTGCTAAAAAAATTATGCCTATTCTTATTGCAGAATTTGAAAATACAAATAAAACAGTTGCTGGAATGACTATTACTATTGGGCAGTCAGTGACCATATTAAGAAATAAATTTACCGAGCTTGTTGGGGAAGGCTCAAGGCTTG